CGTTTTTATTAGTCGAAGTAACTGTAGATTTTTGACCAAAAGTAGGAACTGTTTTTGTGACGTCAACGTATTTTACAGCAGTAGTGCCTTTGTTACCATTTTTAGTAAGCTTTACTGAAGAGCCTACCTTTTGGTAAGAAGTTGTAGTAGATGCCACGGTTGGGGTTAAAGAATCAAATGTATATTTACCAGTAGCATTAGGAACAATAGGGGTATATTGATAACTTTTTTTAAGTGGGGTAGTGATTCCAGGGCTTACTTCAAAGTTAGCTGCAGCAGGCTGGGCACCAGTAATTGGGCTATAGCTAGTGCTAGAATCACTATCTACATAAACATTAACAATAGTAGGATTAGCGTTTACGCCATCTGTGCTAACAGATGCAACGTAGCCTTGCGAACGTGCGCTAGGTGAACTGCTTGTATTACCGGCCATTAGTTAATTTTTCCTTAATGCTGAGCTGCGGCTCTTGCTAATGTTTCATCAATTTGTTGAGCAATAGCTTTACCCAAAGCGTCTCCTTTTTCACTTGAGGTCACATTTACAGTAATGTTATTTCCGTAGTACGTACGACCAGCACCACCAGTTTTTCCTACACCGTAGTTTCCCGCAGCCCAAGGGGACGCAGTAATATCCGCCCAAGTTTTACCCTCATCACTGCCAGCTTTTAAATCTTGAAGTATGCTGTAATATTGGTCACCAGGTTTACTATTAGAAGTAAGTTGCAGAGCAGTAGCGGCTATTCCGCCTTCTTCAGTGTCAAACATTTTAACTTTGGCACCTTTACCCAAACGGGTATCATTTACAGCACCAAAGTTATAGTCTGATGTAATGTTAAGCGGGTTATTTCGGTCTCCCACCCAGTGACTGTCTTTTGTATTTTCATGCATCATCCAGTTAACAAGCGCTTGTGTGTTTTGTGGAGTTGCTTTAATGTTCATTTGTGCCAGCAGTTTATTTGCCCATACAGCTGCGCTATCAGTCATAACTTTGCCAGTAAGTTTAGGGGTAGTCGTGCTAGTTCCAGTACCACTAGTTCCAGTTGGAGCGGTATAGCCTAAATCAGCTTTTTGATTTTCAGTAGCGGTTTGCTCTTTGTTATGGTCAGATATACCTAATGCAACACCTGTTGTTAAAACTGCAGCGGCACCTAAAGCAATAACTTCAGGATTTAGCATTGCACCTATTTTTGCTAAATCTATAGCACCCTTAGCAAGACCACTAACAGTGTCCAAAATTCCTTTAGATATAATACCGCCAGCACCATTACCAGCAGAGCCAATTGTTTGCGCAAATGTTGTTCCTGTTACAAGAGGAGAAAGCACTGGAGAAAGTGCGGCTGAAGTATTGCTAAGTGCTTGAATAAGGCCGTTAGCACCGATAACGCCACCAACTCCAGCGCCAGTATAAGCATCAGTTACGTTAAAGCCAGCAGAGTTTCGTCCAGCAATGCTCTGGCTAATTTGAGGTAATCCGCCGCTTGCTTCAAGCGCCCCTTTACCAGCACGGCTAGTATAGCCGCGTCCTTGACTATCCGAGCCAAAAGCTTTACCGTTATTTTTGGCAAACTGAAACAAGTAAGCTGTAATAGACTGACGAAGCACAGCATCATTACCAAAGTATTGATTAAGAGCCATGTCAATAGAGTTGCCAGGTTGCAACGAATACGCTAAGTCTTGTTCACTAATATTGGTTTTTCCACCACTTTTAGTTTTATTTAACATATTCCAGAAATCACGAGCAATATCTTCGATATCTCGCATGTAACCATTTTGGTCACGGACGTTAACGCCAATCATGCGAAGTCTGTTTACACTAGAACCTTGATTAAGTGCTGTAACAGCATTCATACCACCTTCAAGACCAGCTCCAGGCATTAAGTTAGAAACACCAGCAACGCTATTCTGAATAGTGCTATAGTTTCTTAAACCTGGTCCCATACCATTGCTAGCACCCGCCATAGCAGCCCTAGCAGCGTCCAGGGCGTCCATTGGTGTACCAGCTGTGTTCATACGCTCAGCCGACATTCTAGCGGCTGTATTGGTCCTATTTCCGTTTGTAGGACTGTATATACCTGAATAAAAACCAAACTGCTTACGCATTATCTCATTAGAGACATAGCTTGAGGCGTCTACGCTAGAAACCATCGCGTTTACAGCAACACCCGCCATAGCTGCAGCAGCTTTGCCATAATCAAAACGCTGAGGTGCGTTAGGTAAAGGAGGCAGTCCAGGGGCTACTACGCCAGCACTACTGCCAGGTTGAGGGGTGGGCGTAGTCATTGCGCTAGCACCGCCGCCGCCACCGCCAGCCATACCCTTAAGGTTAGTAGCAATTTTGTCAGAGAGCTCTTTAGTTTTAGTTAAAACATCATTAAGCTTTTTGTACTCTGCGGTAAGGTCAGCGACTAGCTTGACCTTAGCTGGTCCAAGCCCTAAACTATTTTTAACAGTTTTTTCAGCCATTACTCTACTTACTTATTTCTGGTTGTTCTAGCCAACCAGTTTTGACGTTCTCTTACGGACAAACTTCTGATGTCAGAAAGCGTCCAGCCAGTATATGTTCGGGATAGTATCTCATATTGGTCGAGTAAGTGTTCGTAATCTTCTTTGTTATAGACGAAACAAGTCGGCTAACGACAGTGGTAGAGGAATATCTTCACCACAAGCCTCGCAAGTCGTCTTCACCTCCCCGAGGCGTGGGCCCGGGTTGCGTGAAAGAATCTCATTTAGTAGGGCTTCACGGTCAGCCATACCAAGTGTTAAAGCAGTTGTAGCACCAATTGCGGGTTCGCCATTGACAGACTTAATGCAACCACCCAATAGAATGGTGTTTAGTTCAGATGAGGTCTTGTCAGAGTTTTCTACAAGCTTTTTCTGTACAGCACCAGTTGGAAGGCTTACAACAATTACTCCATGCTTTTTAGAAACATAGTTAAACGTGCGGTCGTTGATTGGGTCATCCATAGTTTTAACTGGAATGTCCTCAAGCAAATCAACTACAATGTCTAGTTCTGTTTTGCAATGCGGGCATGAAAATGCAAAGTCAATAGTGTCACCAAAGGTAACTCGACGAATGCCGATAAGCAAAGCGTCACGGTCACCACTAAGCAATTGGTCAAGGTCGTCTTTATTGACAGGACTAGTGCCAATAGAAATAACCCCTCGTTGCAACATAGCGGCAAGTGCTTTTCCAGCAGAGCCAGCCTTTGATACAGCTTCTTCGTCCATACCGTTTAGCTCACGGACTTCGGCGTATTTAATCAAAGACCCGTCTTTTGCTAAAAACCCGCCCGGAAGAATAACGTCCGAGTTTGATGGTGCAACGGTTTTAATTTCAGACTCTGGCTTTTTAGATGCTTCCGCAGCTGCTTGAGCCAAAACTGATGGGTCGTTACTGATATTGTTTTCCATATTAAACTCCTAGTTGTATTTAAATAGTTTATCAGATTTTTAATTATTAAGTTAAAGTAGCCGATACGTTAGAACCGTAGTTAGCTAGCTGAACTGATAGGCCTTCGTGAACCAAGGTCATGTTTTCGTACATTAGTGCATTGTCTGAGGCGTTTAGACCAGAGTAGTTAAGGCTCTGAATCCAGGCGTTGTGCACAATGAACTTCATCTTGTACGCAGACTTGCTGATAATGTCCGAAGCGCTAATAGCAGGTGAGCCAGTAATTGGGTGGTCTAGCACATAGATGTCCATGTCGCAACGGTAAGTAGTACCATCAATACCTGGAATACCTTCACCAGACGAGGCTGCAAACAACTGCTTAAACCAGTTGATTGCCTCAGTCTGACCAAGGATTACGCCGCGAGACAGAGTAATTGGCTGGAAGCTAGTACGACCAGGAAGCATGTGCATGCTAGTGTTCATACCGCCTTCACGATAGCTGATGCTGTCAACAGACATGCTAAGGCCGTCTACTGACGTAAATCCGCCCTTAAACTTCATGTAAGGTGCCGATGATGCTGCGGCAGAACCAGGAGCTCCATTGTCACCAGTTACGCGGAAGTCAACGATGAACCGAAAATTACGTAACGGGTCAGTCGCTAACTTAGAAAAGCGTGAGATTGCGCTTTGTGCCATTTATTTTTCCTCCTACAGGACTGTTACAACAGAGCCACTGTCGTACTGGCTAATGCGGATAACTACGAATTCAGCAGGACGCTGAAGGGCTACACCGACTTCTAGGTGAACTTCACCAGCAGCAATGCTAGACACAGTGTTTAGGGTGCTGTCGCTCTTTACATAGAATGCGTCTGGAGCAGTTGTACCCTTCAAACCACCAGCCTGCCAGAAGCTGATAAGAGCTGCTTCACAGGTAGTCTGTAGACGGTTCCATAGAACCTGGTCGTTAGACTCAAACAAAGCAAATGAAGTTAGGTCAGAGAGTAACTTGCGTAAGTAAATCAAACTACGGCGAACCGAGATGTAACGGTTAGCGTATGTGCTTCCTAGTGTACGAGCACCCATGATTACGATTCCAGAGCCTGGAATGTAACGGATAGCGTTAACTGGGGTAGCAGTAGCAAAGGTGTTAGGGTTAACTGTTCCATTGTTTAGGTAGTCTAGCTCAGTGTTTGTGAGGCTAGCTACTGCTACAACGCCAGATAAACGAGCGTCAAGACCAGCAGGTGACTTAAATACGCCACGGTAACTGTCAGTAGTTACATACTTAGCCGCAACTGCACCACCAGGGTAGGCAGTTACAATTGCTCCACCAACGCTAGATGTTGGGTTTGGAATTGTTAAGTTGGGGTAGTAAACAGCACCAAAGCCTAATGCAGGGGAACCAGCCGCACCACCAGTGTACGAGTTGGCTAATGACATTTGGCTTGTAACATCCAAAGTAGTTTGCGTAGGGTCAATAATTACAAACGTGTCACCACGGTTGTAAGCGTAGTTAAGGATGTTATTTACGTTTGTTGCCTCAGTAACACCAGGAGCGTTAAGCAAGATTGGCTGTGTAATTGAGTCAAGTTTTGCCAACGAGCTTGTAGACGCAATTGCAACGTTATTAAGAGCTACAGTGTTAGAAGCTGTTGCACCATCAGCACCACCAATAAATGCAACGTTTGTGAAAGTGATGGCAGTACCTGTAGGAACAGCCATAGCAGCACTTAGTGTAATTGTAGGTGTGCTAAATGCAGTAACTGTAGTTCCGCTTGTGATACCGTTTCCGCTTACAAGCATACCGACGTGAACTGCACTTGGAATGCTTCCAGTTAACGTAACGCTAGTGCTAGATGAACCACCATTACCACCAGTTGCGCTAATTGCTACAAGACCAGTAGTAATTGGGGTGTTAGTGCTAGAGAAGTTAACAGCCGAGTGACCGCTTACGTTAGAGTCAGTTGCCACAACGTAGTTAGATGAAGCGTTGATAACTAGAGGGGCATAAGATGGGTCAGTAACCAACATTGTAAGGTCGCTAAAGCGTTCTACAATGTAACCAGCGTTAGTACCACCAGAGTAGATAGCCAAGTTAAAGTACTTACCTGGGTATGAAGTGCTGCCTGTAGAGCTTGAGATTTCATAATACAAGCTGTTGCTCCATGAACCAGGAGTTTTGGCAGTAAGTGTAAGTTCTGTGTTAGCTCCTACTGAAGTAACTGTTCCAGCTGTTGTAAGGGATACAGCAGTTCCTGGGGCAGCAGGATTTACCACCGAGAATGTAGTTGTGCTAGGTACCGCAGTTACTACGAAAGTTCCCTGATAAACGTTAGTAGGTGTGGCTGATGAAGCCAGCACACCTGCGACTACCACTGTTTGACCAACTTTTAAGCCGTGAGTGGCGCTGGTGTAAGTAGTAGTAGTACCAGATTGAGCCACGTTTGCACCAATAGCGATAGCAACAGTTGCGTTACCTTTAATGGCTGCCGATGCAGAAATAGTTGTGGTAACTGTAAGGGCTGTACCAGCAGGAACCGAAGCAGCCTGACTTAGGGTTAGGGTAGTTGTCGAAACGTTAGTAATGTAAGTTCCGCTAGGGATTCCAGTACCTGTGATAATGGCACCAACAGCGTTGGCTAGGGTGATAGTACCGCTAGAGCCGCCGTCTGATGTTGAAAGGCTAGAAGCTGATTGAATAGTAAGAGTGGTGCTAGCAGTGGTAACAGTATTAGAAGTAGCAGCTACAGTAACTACTACACGCTGAATGTAGCACTGGTTTCCACCGTTTGAAAAGAATAGATTAACTGCAATAGCCAAGTCTTGGTCAGCAGAGTTATCGGTAAGGCTACCAAACAACGAAACAAACTGAGTCCAAGAAGTAACTAGGGTAGCAGTAAGCGGACCACGTACGAGGATACCCATAAAGGTAGCAACAGTGGCAGACGGTGCCGAAGCGATTGGGGCAGAAGTATTTACTTCTTCTAGGTACACTCCAGGGCGGTTGTATGTCGCCATAAGATTTTCTCCTTGATATTAGTTGAAATTAAACGTGTATTAAACGGGTTGTTGTCCAGATGGGATGTCGGCTGTTGTTTTTGTGTTAAGGTTTACGGTAGCTACTGGCACTGTATTTGTAGTATTAGCTACTACAGTGCCTTCGCTAGTTACTGAAACAGTAAATACATTTTTGTATAAACGGCGGTTATCTTCAATGGTATCACGCTTAACAAACTCTTCTAGCATTAAATGCCGATAAGATGTTTCAGTCCCTAAATCATTAGGAACAGCAAGATATCCACGCTTTGAAATAAACACGTTGTTTAATAGATAAGCCATGATAGTTCTGTCATGCCGAGGGTGGCGAGAGTAACTGGTAATTTGGTATGTTAAATCCCAAGCAATAGGAATTTCATATTTATAAGCAGTGCCTGCAACTGGGGCAATTGTTCCCTGCAAGTCATTATCTTCAAACATCCCTGAGTGCTGGCGGTAAGTTGCTGGGTCTGCGTCAAGCAATTCAATAGTAATGTATGGGTAGCTTTGGCTACGGGATTCCACGTCAGGATTAGCAAACCATACGCCAACTGAGCGGGTTGCATTTTTGTCATCTGCTACGGTAATTCCGGTAAGTAAAGTTTTAAGAGCTAAGTCTTCACTTAAGATAAAACTCATGGAAGAACTCCTTGCTCAAATAAATATTCAACTGACCAAGAAGATAATTTATTAAACACAAAAGCTTCGTTTTTAACTAAAAAGCGCCTAAATACGGGGCGAGGAGAATCATTAGAAGTACCGTACTCTAAATTCTCAACTTCTTCAGCGTATTTTTCTGGGTAATACGCTACGATTTTAAGGTCTTTAATGCTTACTTTAAGAGTTTTAATAATAGCTATAGGCCATTCAGCGGCTTTAGCATCTAGTTTAATTAATGAAGTAAGTTCTGGGTCAGTAGCAGCTGTAAACTTATTAGCATAAGTAGAAATGTCTAACTTCACTTAGACCGCCTTAGCCTACGGTGTCTAAAAAGAACCGTTAGCATTGCTGGGTTTACTTTGCCTTCTCCGTCTTTAATGCCTAAGATAAAACGATTGCCGCTAGGTGCAGACAATTTAGTCTTTTTGTCTTTGTCAATAGTTGACATGTCAGGCTCCGTTGGAGTAAGCAAAGTAAAGCGCAAATTTAAATCAGCTCCCGCACGGGGCTACTATTAGGATAAAAGAAAAGCCCCCAAAAAGGAGGCTAAACTTTTATTTACTTATTTTTTACCGACTATGCCTTTTCTTGGCATGTCGACACCTTGCACTAAGCTACCTACTTTACTGCGGTTAACGTCCGCAGTAAACTGGCGGCTTCTACCAGTGCGCATAGCCCTAAACACTTGATTCTCACGAGGTGTCGCATCAAACCCCTTAGAACTAACAGCATCAAACGTATTTATGTCACGTTTTTCTGCCCTTAATGCACCAGCATTTACACGCTTAGTTTTTTCTTTTTTAGTTGCGACGCCTTTATAGCCAGGTTGCTGAGGTACCTCAGCCCGTAAGACACGGGCTGCAGTAGCGGCATCCTTTTTAACTTTTCTGAGAGCTTTGTCGGTTTTAGCCATTGTTACTTCTTTTTAGGCGGAAACTTCTTGCTAACTTTCTTAGCCAAGGCAGCATCCTTTTTCTTGTCCTCAGCCTCAGATGGATTTTTCTTGTCCATCTCTTTGTCGCCTTTTATAAAGGCAGCTTTAGCTTTTGGTGTCAAGCCTTGCATGGTCTTCTTATCAGCTTTTTTGTCAGCCTTTGAGTCTGCCCACTGCTTGGTGCACTTCATGCCTTTTTTGCAGCCAGCACATTTGCCGCACTTCTTCATTGCCATTATTATTTGCCTCTCTTGGCGTCGCGCTTGCCTTTTTGTTCAAGCTTTACCATTTTCTTTTTGCCGTACTTTGCAATACCAGCAGCTGCAGCAACGGCTGCAGGGTTCTTGGCACCAGACTTCTTAGCCTCTTCTTCAATCTTCTTGAAGCGTCCGCCCT